CGCCCCCCTCCTGCAAATTTCCACTCGATCACATATAGTTAACGAGATTTTACGAAATTGGGGGCTTTGTAAAGGCACCTGGATAAACCAGGATTTAAGCCCAGGAATGAACCGTGGGCATGTAGTGAACTTCAGCACTGTCTTTGTGGAGGGCCACTTCATGGCCGAATTCCACCTGTTCAATTCTTTCCGGAATGAACTTTGAGAACGCTTTGCGATAATACTCCTCAGCAGCTATTTGATTACTGATGGACACTCCAGTCCGCAGGGAAAAAGCGGAACGTAAACGCTCATTGACCTCCTTATAATCAAAATTGAAAATGGGTTTGGTGTCTCTGAGCACATATCTATCTCGAAGAATGCGCCGCATAACTCGAGCGGAGTAGAGCGGTTTGAGGAGCTTGACAATGGAAGTGGTGAGAGGTCCTATGATGGGCGTGCACTGATCGGTGTGTGCGTAGGACATCATCTTGGCTAGGAGCAATTCAGGCAATGGGCCCGTAGATGTTGTGATGTGGAGCTTGCTCATTGAACGCAAAGGATCCGCATACGACACTAATTTGGAACCGACTTGGGCCAAGAACCTGCCACAAAATGAAACGGTGTTAATGTCGGTTGTTACAAACTTCTTGATGACAAAACCACAGCTGGTCAACAAATTGACCTGTCGAGCATGGTGTGCATCATTGAGTTTCAGTGCTATGACTCCATCGTCTCCTTCGTGGAAAGCACAAACATCATTGACGTCACCGAAAACAAGATAGGTGTTGAACATGTTGAGGAGACCATTTCCAATTGAAGTGTGAGCATCACCTGAACACCTAGTTCCAATTACATCATAGAACCAGCCAGTTGCCGACACCCCCTTAGTGATCAATGAAAGATCCAGGGCAGTGTGCACAAGCCGGTTATCCGGGTAACAAGATTTTAAGATGTAATTCTGCACAAGCTCAAGCCACTCCAATGAGATGGTCATGTCGAATCTAGAATAATCAGTTTCGACAAACGTGTGGTAGTCAAGCAGTTTGGTCATTTTACGGTCTCTGCCTGAGAGGCTTAACCCCTTTACCAAGAAATCGGCGTGGACTAACAAATGCTCCACCGTCGAAATTGCGGGCCCCAGGACGGAAAGGAACTCGTCGCTTCTGGGTGAGATGTTTCGGGGGTCCGTCATCGTGGTCGAAGTCTCCGTCTTCAGGAAACACTTCACCATCGCTTGACTCCGTGTCAGACCAGTCTTCCTCGTTACCTTGTTGAACGCCTCGAGGAGCTGGGCCTGCCTCCTCATCGGGTACCTCTTGACCCACTTGTCGATTCTCATTGGTTGGAATGGCGTTTTCGGCCTCGACAGCTGCGGCAGCCTCTTCGCGAAGAATTCTCTCGCGAGCCTGTGCACAGGCGACATCGGATGGTAGCCCTTGGGAATTGATGTCACACCCACTGCGGTCCCATCGTTCTTTGAACCTGTCAGCCAAAGGATTGAAAGCGGATCCGAGATTTTGTTCATGATACCGTAGCAGCGCTCTTCTTGCGCAGGCATAGCACGCCAGTATTGACAGCGGCCGAGTACTTCCGTCTCTTGTGATAAATAGACGCCACTCTTGAACCATGGTTCCACAGCGCCTTCGGTTCGCAATGGGCACGAGCGACAGCGTCGTGCCAGCAGCGTTCGTGGAAGAGATGCGTCTACTGTTGTCATAACCATGAACAATGTTGGCGAGGACGAGGTCTGGTCTGGCTTCTTGTCCGTCAAGCACACGTCCCAACCTAGGTGGATTAACGTTGCGATTTGCAGGTCCAGGCACATTTCCTCGAACGGCAGGTTGTGGCACCACGTCACCTCCTTCCTCCTGCCTGGCAGCAACCCTGTGATTATTGGGTTCGGGATTGGCTGCAGCGCGGTCACCCTGGTCTCCATCGACGTCATTGTGTTCGTGTCCGTCCGGGCGGGCAACGCGCTGATCTCCCTCACCAACGGGGGCATCAAGTACCGGGCGGACGACAAGAAAGGGATTCCTTCTTTCTTGCACACGTGGTTCCTGCCTGTTGACATGTCGGCGAGGGGCGTGCACTTCGTAAGTCGGAACTCTCCTGTCTGGGAAAGCGTATGGAACATTTGATGGCTGTGAGCTGAAACCATCCCTGCGACCGAGGTAGAACCTCCAAGCATACTGGATGCGTTGGGTCCAAGTGGCATTCATTGGCAAGTTGGCAGATATGGATGGTGAAACTGCCATAGATGCACGATTGACAGCATCTTGCAACAAAAGAACCCAAGGGACCATGTGGGACACCTTCAAACTGTTGGCCGATATTTGAGAAGCCAAGAATGTACGGCATTCATCATAAAGACGATCAGGTGTCACGGCATCAGTACACAATCGAGATGCGGTGCTGGTGAACACGGATTTCGGCATCGTGTCACGGGTTGGATAGACCATGGTGATGAGGTGGTCATCAAAGAGGAACGTGGACCCGTCAACCACCTTAGCAGGGTACTCCTTAGGCACCATCGTAAACTCGGGCGTGGGCAACAACGAATACACGGCAAAAGGATAGTATCGAGGGACCGGATATTTCACTCCTTTGGCACATCCAGTGCTGCTGGCTAACGAGATTGCTGGTCTGGTGGACAGCTGGTCACCATCAGAGACACAATCTACGTGTATGCGCACCTTCTCAGGATTAAGGATGAGATTCGGTTTACGGGCCAAGTGCAACTGGGCAGTTTTGTCAAGTACTACGCCAGGGTAAATGATGGTGAGGTATTCCACTTGGCAGGTGCCCTCTTGACATGGCAAACAAGGCGTTTCCGGGGACACATGATGGGCAAGGAGTCCCTCAAAAGATGACAGTACGGAAACGATGCTCATGTCATCCACGTCATGTCCTTTGACGACTTTCTGGGGGATGGGTGGCAATGGTGGGAGTTCGCGTGGTTCACACGCGACTTGGTAAAACCTTACTGGTTTCTTGCGGTAAGACCAATAATAACAGGACCGGCAGACCCAAACAAGGCAGGTGATGAATGCACGAGCTATAAGCAACAGGATGTAGATGGAAGTTGCGTAAACAGCGGTGATCAAACAAGCCTGAAAGAATGACACCCAAGATTGTAGATAGGTGAGTGGGTCCGCTGCGATCATGCCCTCGGTGGCACTGATGTTGGCCAGAGATGTTAGACGCAAGAAAACGTCAGCAAATGGTGTTAAGAAGATGAGGCCGGTGATCTGTACTCCAAGGCTCTCATACTCATAGGCCAGCTGGTATTCGCGTTTATCGAGTTCAGATTGAGACTCGATTCGGTAAGCGAGAACACCGTCCAACCATGGGGTGGCATGCCCCATTTCTCCTAACACAGTGTAGCCCGCAATAAGATTGGGGTAGTTCGCGGCTACAACTTCACCATCAACCCATGTGACATAGGGCACCGATGGATGAGCTCCCTCCCAGACAAGTTCGAATGGCACGATGGACAGTTCTTGAACGCACCTCATGAGCGAAGTCCCCACGCCTTTGAAAACGACAGCATTGGGACCAAAAGCCGGCCAGTTGTTAACGCCGGCTATGTTGCCTGTCATCCTGTGGCACTTTTCGAACAGGGACTTGACGTCCTCAGGGTCGTTCCCGGAGTGGTTGTAAATGGCTCGGACAGCCTGCATTCCGCAGCTGGAAAACCAAACGCCATTAACCTTCTCCATGCGCTCGGCATGATGGACCCATTCTTTACCGCGGACCAATGGGATGTTGTTGGTCATAAACCTACGGTAATCTCCCAGCATTGACTCAGCCCCCTCCCAACTTGATGAGATTAGGGGTCGCCGCGCGTCACTGCGACTCGGACTTGCACCGTTGCGTGCCAAGCACTGCCATGTCGGACTTGCACCGCTGCGTGATGAGATGAGAGCACAGAGGCTGACAACCCAGAGCACTGCCAAGAAAATCAAACGATCGTTAACAGTAATTGTAGTGCGCATGTTTAATCAGTTCTAGAATGAAACAATATATGGTCAGTGAAAATATGAACTGAATTAGTTGAAAACGTGTTACACAATACGCAACGCACTGGTTCAGGAAAGAATTGGGCTGGGATTTGAACCGTAATAGTAGCGGGCCTGGGGCGTCGACTTACACTTAGTGCGTACTTGTTGATCGCTGATTGCGCGTATGTTCTTTTAGTCATGATGAAAATTCGCAAAGAACTTGCTGAGGCATTCAGCTTTACGCCGCCGGATCTGAACCCGGACCAACCCACAATGCAGGGCGGTTTACAGATAAGTGAATGTGAATGAATGGCGATAAAATTTCAAACACAGGTGTGGAAAACAAACTGACGTTCCAACCAATATGACCTTACGCCCCGGCAAGCCGGCGTCCTCGGTCAAATTAGATGGGTCTGGTTTGCGTATTGGTTGCTGGACGAGGTCCAACGAGCGGTTTTCCCCCTGAAGGTCTTGATCACTAGGCGGGGGACCCAGTGACTGCAGAATGTGTGTCTGGCG